AAGGAAAAATAAAATGAATATAGATAACTTTGAAGATAGAACCGCAGAACTTGAAAATACTGAAGCTCATCTACATAGAAAGATTAGAGAAACAGAAGATTATTCAAGTAAACTTGATGACGTTTTAACTATGATCGCTAACTCATTAGCGGTCTTGATAAAAGAAAGAGACATACAACTTTCTAATTTATCAGAACATCATGGCGATTTCGTTGGTTCGCTTACAACTCTTATGGCTAGAGTTGATGAGCTAGAAAACACCACTAGCGGTATGGCAGTCATGAAGTTGCAAGATTCGATTGATGAGACACAAGAAGCTTGTGGCAACCATGAAGAACAAATTGATAGAATACAATCCGATTTGGAAGATGTTATTTGTAGGTTAGACGATGCCGAAGTCACCATCACAATATAACGAGGAGGGTGGGGTTGGAGACAACCCCACGACTTTCCAAAAATGGAGAAAACAAAATGACTGAATCAGAATTAACTATATTTTTAATTTTAGAAGAACTTGAATTAATAAAAGCTAGTGATATTAAATCTAGCAGAACAAATTTAAATGGTGTTTTAAATTTTTGTAGAGACATTAACGGAGAGGAAGAAGATGACAGATAACAGCCCCACGGCCTTCCAAAAATTTTGCTTGGTCTTGGCGTTCATTGGGATCATTACTTGGTTATTTACTTAAATCGGGAAGTCGGGTTCGCATATAAAACCTTAAACATTATTTATTAAGGATATGTTAAAGGATATATAATCCCATATTATTATATTGATTAATCTGATTAATCTGATATTCTATTTATATTGTTAATCAAAGGGCAAAGCCCAAGGATAAAAGAAAATGTTAAAAGAAAATATAGACCAAACCAAACTATTTAATCTTGATTTAAAACAAGAAGAGATAGCGACTAACTTTGTTAATCTTAATGATGCATTAGTTAAGCTAACTAAAATGAGAGAGAAAGCAAAAGAACTTTTGATCCCATTACTTCAGCAAGCTAAACATAATCAATTTGACGGCATTATTGACAATGATGGCAAGGGTCGCATTGTCTCATTAGTTGAGGTGTCAGCAAGCAAAGTTAATATTGCTAAAACTCTTGAGAGATGGGACGTTCAATATTCTACTAAGAATAAAAGAGATGGCTCTTACGAGATAACTCTTAAATTCAATAGCCCTCAACAAGTTAATGAGATTGTCAGTCAAAAAGGTTACAGCAAAATTAGGTGTCAATAATGAAAAACTTATTTAGAGAAGCGATAGACGTACCAACGTTAAATAGAATGACTAAAGAAGAGCTAGAAGCCCTCAATAGATTATTGGGGGGTGAAGCTAGCGAAGAAGATAGAAAGCTCTTAGAAAGCTCTCTAGAAATCGTTTAGGTTCATTAGAACCATTCTAAGGTGGGGGTGTTGCTTTTTTGCGACCCCCCCTCCCACGCTCGCACACTCGAGGAGCAAAGCTCCGAGAAGTAGGTTTATGCCATACGCACAGTAATTTTAAACTTTAGGTTCCCTAGCCCTTTCTATTGACATTAGAAAAAAAATAATTGAGATTAGAAACATGATTCCAAATCCAAACATGCAAAATGGTGGTCCCCAAAATTTTATGCAACAAGGACCTATGAACAACGCAACAAGTGGTGGTCAAGCCTACAACTTCATGTCTGGCGGTAGACCTACGCAGCAACAACCTTATATGCACCCGGCAACAAGACCTCCCCAAGGACAAATGCCACCTGGCGGTCAAAGACCTCCAATGCCTCAAGGTATGATGATGCCACAAGGTAGACCAAACCAACCAATGAATCCTTTTGGCCACCAAAACCCACCACCGCTTCCACAAGGAACACAGGTTCCACCAAACATGGAAACAAAATCTAGCATCACAGATCCTATTGATATGAATAAGATTTCTAACTTTAGCGTCTACATGAATGCTTTAAGGAATCCTAGACAGCTTCAGAATCCTATGGCTCAAAATTATCCAGACATTAACGTATTTAATCCTCAGTTTTGACTTTCTAAAAAGAAAGTAGTATAAAAAATACAACAAGAGGTTAATATGAAATATTTAGTTATGACTTTAGTGGTATTGGTAGCTGTTGGTTGTTCTTCAAGCAACATTAATCTAACAGCAAACATTCCAGAATCACAAGAAGTAGACATACATATCCAAACTAAGAACAAAGCAGAGTAATTATGCTTTCGTTATTTGGTAGTCTGCTCGGCTTTGGAACGTCGTTCCTTCCGAACATACTTGGATTTATGGAAAAAGGTCAGTCCAACAAGCATGAGCTTCGTCTCTTAGAGGCTAAGGCAAAGCATGCTGAGGTTCTGAGTAAGCTGAAAGTCGAAGAGCTCGATGCGAAGGCAGACGTAGAGGAGTCCCGCTCCATCTACATGCATGCCTCAGAAATCGCTAAGAATAATAAATCATCTTTTATTTCAGCACTACAAGCCTCTGTTCGTCCTGTCATTACCTATTTCTTCTTTATACTGTTTGCTACAATAAAAGGGCTAGCTGTCTATGTTGCAGTACAAGAAGGTGATGATGTATCCCAAGCTATATTAAATAGTTGGGATCAAGAGACAGCAATTTTATTTTCTACCGTAGTCAGTTTTTGGTTCGGTGGAAGAGCTATGAGAAAAATTAGGGAGAGTAAAAATGGCTAAAGCAGCAACTAAGAAAACAACTACTAAGAAAGCACCTTTGCGTAAGAGAGCTAGGAATAAACAAGGCCACTACATCGCCGATGATCCAGGGACTCCAAACAACGAAGCATTTGGAGAGCTTCCGGTACCATCAATGAAGAAGTATATTGGCATTGGTTTAGCACTTCTTTTGATAGCCTTAGTAGTATTAGCATCATAAATATATTTTATTAATACAATTGATTTGATTAATACAATAACAGGTATATAACACCCTTATATAAAGGGTAAACATGCTTAATTTAATAAATATAATCTCACTTTCAACTGTAGTTTGGTGCGTCTCTAGTATCATATAACAACATTTAGGTTGCAACGAATCCCAAACCGCTATATGTAGGTCTAATGGAATTTCGTGAATGCAACACCTGTGGTGTAACGAAAGAAATTACGTCTTTTGAGAAATCGTATTCCCGTGGTTCTCAGTATCGCCGACATCAATGTATGGCATGCAAAGCAATTCAAAGAAATGATAGGACAAATAAAGATCCAATTTTGTATCTTCGTAGAGCCTTTAGTCAATTAAAATCAAGCCGTGTAAGAAAATCTACCTTTAAGTGGGAATTGTCCTTCGATGATATAAAAAAGAAATGGGACGATTCAAAAGGTAAATGTTCTGTTAGCGGGATGAAGATGACGCATCATAGAGATGGTAGCGGTAAAAGAATTCCTACAAATGTTTCTATCGATAGGATTAATAATAAAAAAGGTTATACAAAAAATAATGTTCGACTTGTATGTTGGTGTGTTAATAAAATGAAACATACTATGTCAGACGACGAATTGATGTTATGGGTTAATAGGATTTATGATGGACAACGAAACTAATTTTGAATCTTTAGATGAAGAGCAAATACGTTATGCTCTTGACTTACAAAAAAGATTAAACTTTTTAGAAGAAACTGATGCCTCAAGAAAAAATTTTTTAAAGTTTGTTCAGAATGTTTGGCCTGATTTTATTTTAGGTAACCATCACAAAGTCTATGCAAAAAAATTACAAGATATAGCATCTGGTAAATTAAAAAGATTAATAATAAATATGCCACCTCGACATACAAAATCTGAGTTTGCATCTATTTATTTTCCTGCTTACATGCTGGGACTCAATTCTAAATTAAAAATAATTCAAGCAACACATACTACAGAACTTGCAACAGGTTTTGGTCGTAAGTGTAAAGCATTAGTAGATAGTCCTGATTATAAAACCATCTTTGAAGATACGAAAGTGTCTCCCGACTCCAAAGCCGCTGGACGTTGGGCTACGACAGATGGTGGCGAATACTTTGCGGCGGGGGTTGGTGCAGCGATTACTGGTCGTGGTGCTGACCTCCTCATTATTGATGACCCTCATTCGGAGCAAGACGCTCTTTCTCCTACTGCTATGGAGAATTGTTATGAGTGGTATACGTCTGGACCTCGACAAAGATTGCAACCAGGAGGTCGTATTGTTGTTGTTATGACTCGTTGGTCTACGAAAGATTTGACAGCTGAGGTTTTAAAAAAACAAACAGAATCAAACTCAGACCAATGGGAGGTTGTTGAGTTTCCTGCTATCTTTGATGACGGTAATGTTTTATGGCCTAAC